AGATGAAAACGCACCTGACCCTCTGCGATACACTGCCTTAAGCATTGGCAACGTTGCCTTACGTCCTGGCTTTGCGTTTTTGTTGTGCTCTTCTACTTTCTTACGAAGAGAGTTTTCTACCTTTTGGCTAAAAACAATTTTCTTTCCGCCTGCAGCAGATCCCTTAGGATTTTTCTTTGATCCGTAGATGCGATCTTTCTTAGGAGCGCGTCGTGATGCAGCCGCGGTAACAACTCCATCTGGAATAAGTGCAAAGCGGCAGTAGCCTTCTGGCTCAACCTCTTGATCTAGGATCTTGCACTCAGTTCCGCCAACATACAAGATGCAGTTCGCGCACTTAACGCCAATCTCTTTATTTTCGTTTTCCTCGGCAGACTCATAGCCAGCCCACACGCCGGAGTCATCAGAGTTAAACTTGCCGTGCTTTTCAGTAATTTCAATAAGCGCGTCTGCAAGATCTCTTTCCTCAGCAACAACTACACCTGCGGCAGTAAACGCATCATGTTGCTCCATTTGGAACTGTGAATATGCGTCAAGCTCTTCCTCGTCTGAGTAGTCTTCATCATATAGGTCAGAGTCAATCATCATACGAACGTGACACTGTGGGCATGGGCAGTCCTCATCACAGAGACACATTCCGCCTTCGCATCCTGGGCATACACAGTCATTTGATGCGCAAAGAGGGCAACCATTCTTATCATCCATCAGCTGCTCAACCGCAGGAACAATACGGTCATCTGCTTCTAAAGGTAAAGCAGCGTCAGATTTTTTTGATGAAGGCGCCATGAATGACTGAAGTTGCCAACGCCACTTCTTGTGAATATCATCGCGTCCAGCAAGATAGTCTGCAATTCCTTGTTCATCAAGATCATTTGCAATCTTAAAAGCTTTGTTAATGGACTCAATCATGATGTTGTTTGCGACATAAAGATCTTGAACCATAAGCATTGGATCATTTGCAACGTCCATGTCCTGCATTTGGTTCATGTTCATGAACTCCTGCAGACGATATGGTGCGTTTGCATTCATCTTACGCATGTTCTCCGCAATCGGATCAAGCTGTGCGTGAACGTCCTCGTAGATCTCCTCAAAGAAATCGTGAAACTCTGCGAAGTCTGGGCCCATCACGTTCCAGTGATGTCCATGAGCCTTGAAGTATAAAACAACTGCGTTGGAAAGATTTTCAGCTAAAGCTTCTACGAGCTCTGGCTTTTCAACAATCATGTTGTGATCCACGTCTAGCTCCTTTCTTATACCTGTGGTTGTTCTGGTTCCTGTGGTGTTTCAACAGGAGCAGGTCCTGCTGCTTGATCTAAAATTTGCTCAATCTCAGGAGGAACGGGTGCTACTGAGTTTGCCTGTTGTACCTCACGAACTTTATTCATAACGTCTGGAGCAAGAGCGCCAAGCATCTCCTGTGTAAACTCTGGAGAGATCGCACCCTTTTCAACGAGAAGGCGAATAGCAAGTTCCTTTGCGTCTGGAGCATCAGCGTTTGAGAATCCGTGAGCGCGACGCCATGTCTCATACGAAACTGCCATGCGATCAAATCCTGCGTCTGCGTCTGCCGCGCGGTCATTGCGTGTTGCAACCTGTGAAGGGTCATACCAGATACATACGCGCTTAACTTCTTCTTCTCTAAAGCCTGCAGCAATAAGCGCAGGACGAAGATACATGACAGTTAATGCGTCAACAATTGTGAGCATCATTGGCTCAATGTGTGCCTTATACAGTGCCTCGTCAATTTGTAGCGCGTTCGAGTATTTAACGTTAGCTAAACCTGTAACAACATCCTTTGGCACATCTAGACCTTGAAGGATACGCTCTAACACACGATCTGCACGCTGTGCAAGTGATGGGTCAAATGAGCGTTCAAACTTGAATTGCTTGATTCTGTCACCAAGCTCTGCAGGTCCGCGAATGATAAGTGGAACAACTGCACTGGCGGAGTCCTCGTCGCGAATTGGAGTTGTCATCGCGTCGATGAGTTGATCTTCAAACTCGTCTGCTGCCTCCTCGGCAGTCATTTCTGGCGAAAGATTATTTTCGTCATCATACGGATAGTCTGGGTCTGGGCTTGCAGCAACGGACAGACCATCTGGCAAATAAAGTGCACCAGCGTTGAGACGCGAGCGCGCTGTAGCTCTAAAGGTACGATTTAGAAGTAGAAGCTCTGCGCAGAGATCTAGGAGACCGCGCATACTCGAATCTGCTTCCTCGGAGTAACGTGGGTGAGCTCGCCAGATACGTCCAACAAAACTTGTGTTGGGAAGCTTTAATGCTGCAGATGCGTTCTTGCCACCTGAGGTGACAACGTCGCGTCGTGGAATGATGAGATATTGGTTACGTGCGTCAACCTGTAACTCGTCTGTTGAGCGGATGTCCCAGCTCTCAGGAGTTCCATGTCCTTTACGCGCAGGGAACTGAACAAGGTAACACTCGCCTGCAACCGCAAGGTTGAGCGCAGCGTCCTTTAATAGTCCTGCCTGTCCGCCGTATGCAGAGTCAAGTCGCGCAAGTGCGCGCTCTGCAGCTGAGGCCAGTCGCTGATCAACAACATCGCTGTTGTGAACAGGGACAGGAGACTCCGCGGGATTATCAACCGCGGCTGCATAAAGACGAATGCGTGAGACAACACTTGCGACAAGGTTAAATGCATACTTGATTTCACCAATTGCGTCGTAGTACTCCCAAGCTTCACTCTGCCAATCAGATGATCCGCCAGTTCTACGTTGCTTAAATCTTTCAACCTCACCCTTGTCGTTAATGGCAATTTGTACTGCGGCTGCAGTAATAGGACGCGGTGCGGTGTAGGGAAGTGCCTGTGCATATGAGATGTCATTAAGAATGACGGGCGTTGTTACCTGAGTTTGAGGACGGCGACCACGTGGTGGAAACTCTTCTCGTCTAAAGACGGCCACTAGTTACTCCTCGTCTCTTTAGTAACGGAACGCATGTTATTTGTCCAGGCGTGCAGTTATTAAGCCTGCTAGTGCAGACAGGGCAAATATATACCCAATTAGAAGGGTGATACTTGGAAAAAGAGCATAACAGACCATTGTTGGAAGCGCGATCCAAAGTGATATGCACCACTCGCATGTGAACAGGTAACCAAACGTTGTCTTGGTTGGATTCTTCTTCTTGAAGATCCACTCGCGCACGGGCTCAAAGAGAGTGTCGGTAATGAAAAAACGGGTAAGACGAAAAACCATAAGCGCAAGTACGATGAAGTGAAGTACGCTCATGTTGTCGATTTCATATAGGTTCATGCGGTTGGGTCCTTTATTGAGTCCATGGTTCGATACGGGCTAAAGGATCTGAGGCGACTGCCACAGGAACATCCATGCACGTACTTGAACGCGATGATCTTCCCTGAGCGCGTAAGCGCCTGGGAATCTAGTTTCTTGTCGCCAGACCAGTTAAGGTCAGACAACCTTTCGGAGAAAACAAGGCGCGGTCCGCCACTTGCGTCTGCCGCAACCATGAGAACGTGTGACTCGTCGTCCTTCATGACGATTACACGCACCCTTTCCATGTATCTTCCTCCCTTGGGAACCTGCACGCTGGTAGTCACTTCCTTGAAGTCCTCTACCGCGTTCGGCGGAACTGCAACTATCGTTGCGGGGAAAAAATCATGGATAATCTTCATACTGTGAGCGCCCGATCTACTCGACGTTTCATCGCTCGATAGGTAACGCCTGAGACGCGGGCGAGCTCTGACACCGTGACTCCTTTTTGGTAGAGATCTCCTGCAATAAGGGTAAGTTCATGGTTTGCGTTATATGAGGCAGAGGCTGGCGACGTGCGGGCACGGTACCGTCGTGCAAGTGGAGAAAGACGGGCAATACGCAACTGCTCGTCGTGCGGGATCCCTGGAGACTTTACTCTCTTTCTCCTCGTGATCTGCTTTGCTGGAGGTTTGGGTATGTCAATACCTGCGGTGAAAGTTTCAGGTATCTGCTTAACAACCCAGGAGCGAATAGTTGAGCGACGCTTCACTGGTGTAAAGGCATTGGCAATGGACTGTAATGTCCAGCCTGCCTCGTTAAGCTCATACACGCGACGCCAGAGTTGTTCCTTAGAAAGCGTAGCAAGAAGCGCAACTTCTTTTTGTGGAAGATCGGGTGTGTGCGCCATGGCGAGACTATATCACCTTGCGAGCGAGATTGTGTACAAAAACGTAACTGTATACATTAGATATTTTAGCGAACACGAAATCCTCCGCTCTTTCCGCCACGGAACGAAGGAAGCTTGCGGTGCGCGAGAGACTTTGCCTTGATCTGTCCGCCAAGAAACCCTGCGGGAGGTTTAATAAGGAGCGCGGTTAATGCGTGAACCAACGCGTCAACTCGGTCAGGAGACTTTCCTTCGCCTGGAATCCAGGCAGTCATTTGAGACTCAAGGTCGCCAAGGTATCCAACGTGGTGAACACGATTTTGCTCATAGGCAAGGGTCACAGGCTCTGCGCGTAAAGCCTTGCCGTGTTTTGAGTGAACCTCTAAAACCTTTACAGTTGGATCAATTGTGTTGATGGCATTTCTAACGAGCGCACCGCCCTGGTTTACTTCTGCTACGACAGGGCAACCCCACTTGCGTGCCATCTGCACGACCTTGTTTGCCCACACGTCAGGCGAGCCGTGAACGGTTGCATCTTCTAATACCCAGGAGTTACGCTTGTATAAATCGCGCTCGCCAGTTGATGCAACGACAACGATGCCGCACTCGTCGCGTGGATTCTCTGCGACGGACGGGTCAACGCCAATACAGCGCAGTGGCGCTCCAATAGGAAGTTGCATCTCGCGAGTTCTGTCAATAAGCTCAATAGTCCACAACGCGCCTTCAACGTCTGAGAGCATCTCGCCGTAGAGTTCCTGAGCTGCCAACCGTGTTCCTTCATACACGCCAAGGATTGCATCAAGGTAGGCTTGAGATAAGTTTCCACTGTTATCTAATGTGGATCCGCGGGTAATAACAACGCGGCCAGTCTTGTCTGCCTCTGCAATAAGTTGATACAG